CGCTCTTCCGATCTTATCCAATTCCGGCAGCCCGGCCACGCTGGTAAGGATAGATAGTACTCCGGACAGCACCGACGCGCTGATTACCATTGGGACATTTACATCGCCCAGCACGGCAGCTGTGCCGATCGTGGCGACCGCGGTCTGCGCCATGGTTTTGACTGCTCTTCTCGTGGCCGCCTTCGCCCATTTGATCGTATCTCCATCTGCTTTAAATACACAATTCTTAAACATAGTTATTCCTCTCTTTCCACCGGTTCCTCCGGCATCTTCATAAGCTTGTCTTTCAGTTCCGTTGCCACATCATTCCCACCCAGTTCATGGTAGGCATCATACATCCGTTTCACGTTCTCCTTGCCATAGATCGGGCAGAATCCCTTGTCCTGGTAGTGGTTGTACGCCTGGATAATCCGATCCCGTAAAAGGGCCTGCATACCGTCATGGAGAGCCTTATTCTTTTTACTTTCTTCCTCCTGCCTTTTAGCAAGCTGTCTGTATCCAAATCCAAAGAAGGTGGAGACGGCTACGAAAAACCATTCCACCCAATGTGTTCCTATGTACTGTATTATTTCGCTCACCTTACAGTACCTCCTGTCAGTTATTCGTGGTCGCAATCCTTATGTCCCGGCCCGCCCGGTACATGCCCTGGCTTAAACTGCTTGTGATCCGGGCTGTAATCTCCCTCGAAAGGCGTGTCTGCAATCACTGGTTGCCGGCCGGGATCCTCTTTTCCTGTTGCTGGTCCATAGGGTACGGGTGTCTTGTAGTTCATGTCTGGCTTGTTCTTATTCATGGTGTGTCCTCCTTATTCTGTTGGTGTTTCAGGGTCTACGGGTTCTGGTGTCGGCTCCACTACCGGCGGTGCGTACACCGTCTCAGCCAGCAGAGCAAGTTCAGTCATCTGCTCCGCAGAGAGCATGTTGAAGGCGAAATATACGCCCAGCTTGTCCGTGGCCTCCTCTTTGGTTGCATAATACTTTTTGCTGATAAGACTGCTCATCAACGTGTAAATCACTGTGTTACTCATAATCTCATACCTCCTGTAAAAGTTTAGTTGTCTGGTTATCTACAATAGCCGCCTGCGTCGCTGTCGGCAGGGCTGCTACTATTGTCGCTATCTGGTTGTCGGTGTACTCTTTGGCCGCCTCATAGCACTGCTCCAGCGCCTTGTGGGTGTCCTTGACGTAGTCCAGAGTCACCGTAGGGGCCGGGCCGCCCGCGGTGATCGTCAAGTGTGTTGTGCCTGCGTAGGTCGTCAGGGCGTTGAGGGCCTGCTGGGTGGCGGAGGGGAAAGGCTCCCAGGTAGGGGTGGCAAGGGGATAGAGGGTGATTGCATCGGCTATAAATTCCCTAAATGCTTCGATCGTTTCGAAATCAGGGTTAAGCGTGCGAATAAAAATTTTTCCCACTTCATCTGTCGCCACATAATCGCCAATAGCGTTAAAGCTAGCACCCTTTGGACGTCTTGTATATTTAGAGCATATAACCATGCAATTTAATTTTTCGATCATATCTGTTGCATCATATACAAACCTATGTCCGGCGCTTCCTGATGCTACATTTAGCTTCCTCCATTGCCCGTTATCCACCACACCAATATACCGCTCAATCCCCCATTCCCCATCTTTGCACGCGATCCTGTCCCGGCACTCTCCGGTCCCATGTAATGGTTCTGTCAAAGTGACGGGGGCAGTTTGGCGGTCTTTGTACGGCTCCCATGGGAGCGGGGTGTCTCCGGCGTTAATCATGATATCCTTATATATTACATAATCATTTACGACGGCCGCGTCACCGATATCGGCATACAACAACAATGCCAATTTTGTAGCCATATCATTTTGAGGATCCTCTATTGTAATTGTAGTGGGAGATTTATTTACATACACCACATAGGATAATACGGATCCATTAATGTCTATCCAATACAATCGGATACCGGGTGTCAAACCGCTTTTACTCGGTATGATACTGCCGTACGATATTGTTAATGTCTTGCCAACAATATTACTTTTATCGTCCACAATAAATCCTGCATATTTTCCGCCATTAGCTCTTGTGTAAGTAATCTTAATGGCTCTTTTGTCCGTGATATCAGCTTCTGCACCTGTCCCCCGTAACGTCACAAGAGATTTGTAAAACATCTGCGCCCCTGTCACCACCAGCTCCAACGTCTGCGGATACTCCACCGACGGGCTCGGCTTGCCTCCGGTGTACGGCTCCCATGGTAAGGCTATGTCGCCTGTGTTGAGCATAGGTTTAAGTGCAACTACTTCCGATGGTATCACCGTTCCCTCCGCACCATCTTTGGCAATAAATCTAATTCTGATATATGCAGTCCCCTCTGTGACAGTAAATTTTCCGTTAGTTGGTTTAATTGACAAACTACTTTGTATTACTTTCTCTTGATTGAAATACATAACGTAATTTAAATATGACTTTAGTCCATCACCGCTTAGCACATAATCTCCGGGCTTAACTGGTATATAATCACTACGCACAAAATTAGAAGCATTATTCGTTGCTCCTGTATCCGCATTAATTCCGCCCTGTACAATCGTGTCAGCATTTAACATCTGCTTCCCCGTGCTCACCGTCCCCACGCTGATAATGTCCTGCGGGTAGTCCGGGCTGGGAGAGGGAGCGGCTCCGGTGTAGGGTTCCCAGGGGAGGGCGGTGTCTCCGGCGTTAAGCATGGGATAACAAACACTATCGGCGGTTACTCCTGATAATACTTTTATTTCTGCACGCGCCCATACATCATGGTCAATTGTAACGGTCGCGCTAGTAACATGGCCTACCTTTGCCAGCTCACCAACAAATTGACCACCCTGTGCACTTATTTCAACAAGCTGAAAATACATTTTACCAACGACCAAACCGGATAATCCCGACAGTGTATACTGCCCCGCCTGAAGCAGGATTTCCGCAACCGTAAATGTAATAGCGGCTGTTGCGGTTCCCGTTATGGAAATTCCACCGTCCGTCTGTGTTTTCACAGTGATACCGTTTTTAGTATCGTTGAATTGAGGCTGCGGTAACAACTGCGCTCCCGTCGTCACCACCTGCTCACTCTTACCTGCCACATCAAGCCCCAGCACCGGCGCCGTCCACGCGTCCTCTACGGTTACGCCGCCCTCACCTGTCGCGGTCTCTGTCAGGGCGTTGGCGTACTTGCTGTCAGACTCCCGTTTTGAGTAACCGGCAAAGGCGGCCTTCTGCGCCTCGACGTAATCCGTGACCTCCTGCTGAGTCTGCGCCGCAGCTATCTCCGATGTCTTAGCGTTGGTCTCGCTAACTTTGGCTGCCGCCGCCGCATCGACCGCTACCTGTATGCTGTCCGCTGCATCATTTGCACGCTGGGCCGCATCTCTGGCAGAGTTGCCCTGCTCCGTAGCGTACTGGGCGGCAATGTCTGCGGCTTCCGTGGAGGTTTTGACTTCTCTGAGCGCGTCCTTAAGAACCTGGAAATCGTCTGAGGAGGCCAATCGGTCTAAGTCTGTGACGGCATCTCGTACTACTACGGGAAAAGTCTGGGATCTAATGTCTCCATCATTGCCAAGAAAATACAGTTCCCCCAAATGGGTTCCCGCTACGGCAGCCATCTGGTCTGTTATTGGGGCAAGAACTGTACTTTCAGTTTCCCGCGTACACGTGGCATTGGCTAAAGTCCCGTCGGTCTTCCGGACGCTGATGTGTATCTGACATCCAAACGGGATAATCCATGGACTCTTGAATGCTACCAGAGATATACGCGCCCATCGGCTGTTCGTGTCGTACTGCTTGATCTCCAACGGATCCTTTTTCGTATCGGCCGCCATGTCAAGCGTATAGTTTTGGATTGTACCGTCCATCTTATCCCTCCTCTGTCACTGCCCGTAAGACCTCGTATTTCTCGGCATCGGTCAGGTTGCGGTATCCCTTCAGGATCTCTTCCACATCTTCCCCCTGCCCGCGCCTGATCTTAAGCGCATAGATAATTATATTTTTCGCCGCTGTACTAAGCATAGTACACACCTCCAATCACATCAGCCAGGATAAGGGACATGTCGTCGATCATGGCCTTGATTGTCTTGACCTCCTCGTGCAGATCGATACCATTGCTGTCGTACTGATAGACCGGCTGTGGACTGGCAGGATTGCTGACGTCCATGCTGGTAACTGCCGCGCCGTCTGGGATCGTGACGACCAGACCGAGGACTCCGGCGGGGACTGTATCCTGACCGTGGATTACCGACCAGATTGTGCC